ATTATAGACGGAGAACGCTTATATAGAGTCATGACCCAATTTATTACAATTAAATATGAATATCAAGGAAACGAAGAAGAATATAATCCTAGCTGGGCACATAGCCGTTGAAGAACTGATTAAGGTTGCTAAAGAAGCAATCGTAGATTCGAAAGAAGATATATCAGCAGATAGACTAAAGAATGCCGCTGCTACTAAAAAACTAGCAATATTTGACGCATTTGAAATACTTAACAGAATTCAAGAAGAAGAGAACTTGCTCGAGGGTAAGGCACCTGAAGAGACAAAGGAAAAAGTCTTTAAAGGATTCGCAGAAGGTAGATCTAAGTAATGTACAATCAAAGTTTAGTTAACATAGTTGAGCCTATAAAGAAAACTACTATTACCCGTATGAACCGTGGGAAGAAGTGGAAACATGGTTACAACAAGGAGTTTGATATCATTGTGTTGTCTCACAATGGAATGATAGGTGAGATTATAGAGATTCAAAATCTCGTCATAGGATTACCTAAAGTACCTAAAGATGTGTATAAGCACCCTAAGAACAAGTGGATCAAACAAGAGTACCCTAAGGAGTTAGAGAGGATTAAAAACATATTTGATTGGAGAGCTTATCCTGAAGATCAAAAAGAACAATGGTTCGACTACATAGATGAAGAGTTTAAAAGAAGAGAAGAGGGTTTTTGGTTTACTAATAATGGAAAACCTACTTGGATATCAGGAACCCACTATATGTATTTACAATGGAGTAAGATTGATGTTGGAGCTCCAGACTACAGAGAAGCAAATAGATTGTTTTATATATACTGGGAAGCTTGCAAGGCGGATAAAAGATGTTACGGAATATGCTACCTTAAGAATCGTAGGTCTGGATTCTCTTTCATGTCGAGCGCAGAAACAGTTAACTTGGCTACTATATCGAGTGATAGTAGATATGGTATCCTTTCAAAATCAGGTGCAGATGCAAAGAAAATGTTTACAGATAAAGTTGTTCCTATATCGATTAACTACCCATTCTTTTTTAAACCTGTACAAGATGGTATGGATCGTCCAAAATCCGAGCTTGCTTATCGTGTACCCGCTAGTAAGTTTACGAGAAAGAAGATTACGGCGAACGAAAAACTTGAAGAGATAAAAGGTCTAGATACAACTATAGATTGGAAGAACACAGGAGACAACAGTTATGATGGAGAGAAGCTAGCGTTGCTAGTTCATGATGAGAGTGGTAAGTGGGAAAGACCAGACAATATACTAAACAACTGGAGAGTTACAAAAACCTGTTTAAGGTTAGGTAGTAGAATAGTAGGAAAATGTATGATGGGTTCGACCTCTAATGCTTTGGACAAAGGTGGAGATAACTTTAAAAAACTATACAATGCGTCAGACGTCACCTCAAGAAATAAGAATGGACAAACAAAATCTGGCTTATATTCTCTTTTTATCCCAATGGAATGGAACTACGAAGGATTTATTGACGAATATGGATATCCAGTTTTCGATAATCCAGATCATGATGTACTCGGACCGGATGGTGAATTAATAGACATAGGCATAATAGAGCATTGGAATAACGAAGCAGAAGGGTTGAAATCTGATCAAGATGGTTTGAACGAATTCTACAGGCAGTTTCCAAGAACAACAGAGCACGCGTTTAGAGATGAGGCTAAGAATAGTATCTTTAACTTAGTTAAGATATATGAGCAAATAGATTACAACGAAGGCATGAACAACTCATCAGTACTGTCAGTTGGAAATTTTCAGTGGGTTAACGGAATAAAAGATACACAAGTTATATTTTACCCAGATCCAAAGGGAAGATTTAAAGTAAGTTGGTTTCCACCAGCTAATATGCAAAATAAAATAATACAAAAGAATGGTATACGATATCCTGCTAATGAACATATGGGGGCTTTTGGTTGTGACAGTTATGATATTAGTGGGACGGTTGATGGAAAAGGATCTAACGGAGCGCTTCATGGATTAACAAAGTTCAGTATGGAAGATGCTCCTCCAAACAACTTTTTCTTAGAGTATGTAGCGAGACCTCCTACTGCTGAGATCTTCTTCGAAGATGTATTGATGGCTTTAGTGTTTTATGGAATGCCATTACTTTGTGAGAATAACAAACCTAGGTTATTGTACCACTTAAGAAGAAGAGGATATAGAGGTTACTCTATGAATAGACCAGATAAGCTTTGGAACAAGTTATCTGTAACAGAGAAGGAAATAGGTGGGATACCAAATTCAAGTGAAGATATAAAGCAGGCTCACGCAGCTGCTATCGAGATGTACATACAAAGTCACGTTGGTCATTTAGGAGATGGAGTTTATGGAAATATATTTTTCAACGAAACACTAAACGATTGGAGTAGATTCGATATAAACAAAAGAACGAAGCACGATGCTTCTATTAGTTCTGGACTGGCTATTATGGCTTGTAACAGAAACCTATACAGACCTAATGCGAAGGTAGAGAAACAAAAGTTAAATATGAATATTGCGAGGTATACTAATACTGGAAACGCATCTAAAATAATAAAGTAGAATATGGCAGAGTCTGTTATAAATAATTATTTTCCTAGTCAAGTCGTAAGCGATGCTGAGAAGCTGAGCCATGATTATGGTTTGAAAATAGGTAAAGCTATTGAGTCCGAATGGTTTCGAAGAGAACATGGGCATGATAGATACTCAACTAATCAAAATGATTTTCACACCTTAAGGTTATACGCTAGTGGAAATCAATCAACTCAAAAATACAAAGATGAGTTATCTATAAACGGTGACCTAAGCTACTTGAACTTAGATTGGACACCAGTTCCTATTATACCTAAGTTTGTAGATATTGTAGTTAATGGTATTGCCGAGAGAATGTACGACATAAAAGCATACTCACAAGATCCTTTTGGTGTAGCTAAAAGAACCGAGTACATGGAAGGTATAATAAGTGACATGGACCTAAAAGACTTCAACGAACTGATACAAAAGGAACTTGGGGTTGATATGCGTGAGAGTAGCCAAGAAGAGTTACCGACTAGTTACGAGGAGCTAGGGATACACATGCAGATCAGTTACAAGCAATCCGTAGAGTTAGCTGAAGAACAAGCTTTAAGGGTTTTAATGGAAGGTAATCGTTACGAATTAATTAAGAAAAGATTTTATAGGGATTTAACAGTGTTAGGTGTAGGTGCTGTGAAAACAGGGTTTAGTACTTCTGAAGGCGTTACTATAGATTACGTAGATCCAGCTAACCTAGTGTACTCTCATACTGACTCTCCTTACTTTGAAGACTTGTATTACGTTGGGGAAATCAAGACGATTCCAATAAACGAACTTGTCAAACAGTTCCCGCACTTATCTCGCGAAGACTTAAAAGAGATAGAGCAAAGTAAAGGTAGAAAAACATCTAGAAACACTGATAACAATTCAGTTGAAATCTTGTATTTCAATTACAAGAGCTATATGGACGAGGTTTATAAAATGAAAGAAACTGGATCTGGAGCTAGCAAGGCTATAGAAAAGGACGATACATTTAATCCACCCGAAAATAAAGAGGGTAGTTACGATAAATTACAAAGATCCATAGAGTGTCTTTACGAGGGAGCTATGATTTTAGGTACAGAAAAGCTACTTAAGTGGGAGATGGCTAAAAACATGATGCGATCTAAAAGTGATTTCACTAAAGTAAGAATGAATTACTCTATAGTAGCACCTAGAGTGTATAAGGGTCGGATAGACTCTTTAGTAAAACGTATAACTGGTTTTGCTGACATGATCCAACTAACTCATTTAAAGTTACAGCAGATACTATCTAGAATGGTTCCAGATGGAGTTTATTTAGACGCAGATGGTTTAGCTGAGGTTGATTTAGGTAACGGAACCAACTACAGTCCACAAGAAGCTCTAAATATGTTTTTCCAAACAGGATCTGTAATAGGTAGATCATTTACTAGTGAGGGTGACATGAACCCAGGTAAAGTTCCGATACAAGAAATAACTAGTGGTAGTGGTGGTAACAAAATGCAAGCTCTTATACAAACGTATAACTACTACCTACAAATGATAAGAGACGTAACTGGGCTGAACGAAGCTAGAGACGGTAGTACTCCGGATAAGAATGCTCTAGTAGGTATTCAAAAAATAGCAGCAGCAAACTCAAATACTGCTACTAGACATATATTGAATGCTGGACTATTCTTAACAGCTGAGACAGCTGAGTGTTTATCGCTTAGAATATCAGACGTCATAGAGTACTCTCCAACTAAAGATGCATTTATACAAGCTATTGGAGCGCATAATGTAGCTACATTAGAAGAGATGTCTAATTTACATTTGTATGATTTCGGTATATTTATAGAGTTAGCTCCGGACGATGAAGAGAAAGCTATGTTGGAGAACAATATACAAGTAGCGCTACAGCAACAGACTATAGAGTTAGAAGACGCTATTGATCTTAGAGAAATCAAAAACATTAAACTAGCGAATCAACTCTTAAAAATAAGAAGACAAAAGAAACAAGAGAGAGATAGACAACTCCAAATGCAAAATATCAAAGCACAAACAGAGTCTAACACTCAAGCAGCACAATCAGCAGCTCAAGTAGAAGTACAGAAGGACCAATCTTTTATGCAAACTAAAATTCAGTTAGAACAAATGAAGTCTCAGCTAGATTCTCAAAAAATGGTACAAGAGATAGATGGTAAAAAGCAGTTAATGGAGTTAGAGTTCCAATACAATATGCAGCTGCGAAAACTAGATGTGGATAATGCTAAGGGTAGAGAAACTCAAAAAGAAGATCGTAAAGACGAAAGAACAAAAATACAAGCAACACAGCAATCAGAAATGATTGACCAAAGAAATAACAAGAAACCACCTAAAAACTTTGAATCAGCAGGTAATGATACTATGGGTGGTGGATTTGGTTTAGGAGCATTCGAACCTAGGTAAACAATTATTAACTATTATTATATTATATTATGGCAACAAAGAAAAAAGTAAAAGCAACTAAAGAGGTTGTTCAAGAACAGGTCGACAATAAGGTAGAGGAAAACACTACCAAGATTGATTTGAAAAAATTTGGAAGTAAAGATGATGACGAGGTCATTAAAGTAGATCTAAGCAATCCTCCTACAGAAGAGGTGGTAGCTGAAGATACTTCTGAGGAAGGTACCGTAGAAGAAGTAGTCGAAGAGGTATCATTAGAAACTCAAGAAGATGTTACTTTAGAAGAAATTACTGACGAAGAGGTTAAAGAAGAGGTTGAAGAGCTAACAGATCAAGTAGAGGAAGCTGTAGCAGAGGCTGAAGCTACTGGGAAACCAATTCCAGAAAACATCCAGAAGTTAATGGAGTTCATGGAGGAAACTGGAGGTGACTTAGAAGACTATGTTAAACTTAACCAAGATTACTCTAAGTTAGATAATAACTCTATATTAAAAGAGTATTACCAAAAAACAAAACCTCATTTAGATTCTGAAGAGATAAACTTCCTTATGGAGGATTCTTTTTCTTTTGATGAAGATCTAGATGATGAGAGAGATATAAGAAGAAAAAAATTAGCTTTGAAGGAGCAAGTTGCTCAAGCAAAGCAACACCTGGACGGTGCAAAGTCCAAATATTACGAAGAAATCAAAGGCGGATCAAAGCTCACGGGTGAGCAACAGAAAGCGGTTGAAT